AGCATTTGCTACAGCGCACTAAATTAACCTTAATTTTAATTGCTTTGGAATCCTGATCCTTTTTTCAGCTCCGCACATTTCAGGGCAAGTGCCACACTTACCGAGATAAGCTTTTTTATTTAGCTTGCTTACTGTGCTTTTTGATTTGAGAAAATTAGCCCTTGTTGTATTTATAACTAAACCTTTAACAAGCGGGTTATTCTTTGAAACCCTAAAAACCGTATCAATATAATTAGGGTCAATTTCAATAAGCTTATCCTGCTTTAACGCCATCTTAAAACCTACCGGATTAAACGTATTAAAGTCACAAGTAACTACCCTTAAAACGCTCTTACAGTATGGCTTTAACCTCTCATATTGCTCAATTGCATTATCAGTAACACTGTCATCATCAAGAGCAGAAACAGAGGTATTTATACAGATATCAATATCCTTTAAGCGTTCTAAGTCGCTATCACTAATAGGCTTCCAATGCTTCGTTATTAATGCAAATTCCTTTTTACAGTCTCTTAGCCTTTCAAGAATATCTATTGTATGCCCCCAATCTTCTGAAGGGTCGCCACTAGTACCAACACGAACGAACGGCATATCAATACGGTTTATCTGGTGAAATATATCTACAAAATGATCATTGTTTAAAAAATCACGTTTCACATAATCAGAAAAATCATACCCGTATCGAATAGCATACCTAGCCGCATAACAATCACTATAACAGCCGTATTTATTGCCCTTAGTGCCACCCTTACAACCCATAATAGTATCTAGGCTATAGATACCCCTAGCATTAGCGCTAAGGGTAATCTTGTTACTGTATCGCTTTAGCACTACAAGCGGCCTATATTTGGGTAAAGCTCTTTAATCTTCTTCATATCCCCTTTATAGAACATGTAGATTTTTTGATCAGCTTTAGGCCATTTTCGACTATGAAGTGTCTTTTTAGCTTGTGAAAACCTGGTAAATTCAGATTCAAGGAAAACAATTTTATTGTAAATATGTAGCCCTTGATCCCTGAACCATAACTCGTGCTCAGCTTCAACCCCGAAGTAATGGCCGTTTGGGTGCCGGCTATCGCCAGTCATAACTACAAAAAATGTATTGTCATTCATTGCTGCTATTGCTTTTTTATAGCCTGCAAAAAGCGTATCTCTAAACTCTTCATAAGTTGGAAGTGAGTTAATCTCACCCTCTGGCGAAGTACCATCATAATCAATGTATTTTTCAACCCTGTAATAAGGGGGGCATGAGAAAACCAAATCAAATTTACCTTCAGGCTCATAAGTTGAGCTATCTGATTTTATCCATGTTGCATTATAATCAGTGCATATCGCGTTATTTGTATCGCATTGGTTTTGCCTGATTTCTGAGGATATATATTCATACCCTAAAGCGCCAGACACAAACCCCATCTGTACGCCGCCACCAAACGGGTTATAAACACGACTGCCATTAGTAGGCATACAAAGATTTGCTATAACTTCGCAGGCCGTAGGATCTAATACAGAAGCATTGCCGTTTAATGATTTTTTATTATTATGTACTACCTTGTCGCCTTTGATCTCATTTTTAGACAGGACCACATTAGAAAAGCCCTTCGAGCCTTGCCAACACCCCTCACGAGAAGCAAACCGGGGGTTTTCAACTTCATACTTTTCACCGGCATTATCAATCATTTCATTCCATGCCCGTTTATTTCTAAGCCACAACCCCGTTGTAGACTTCCATAAATTAGTCATTGCAGTATGGGCAAGCAATTTAGTTCTAACCTGGGAAGCTTCGCCGTAATACATGTAAGCAAACTCACCCTTATCAATATTCACTTCAAAACCAAGCTTTTTAAATACTGATGGCTTTTCTAAATCATGCTTTTTTGAAACAGTCATAAGCATTGGATAGCCAAAAGTATTTTGCTCAATAATCTTGTTAACCATCACAGAATAGATTTTTACATCCTTAAACTCTGGATACATGGCAGACTGTAACAAACAGAATTCACCGGCATCGTGATTAACCTCAAAAGTAAAGAAGCCTGCAAACTCACCACCACCCTTTAAAACAATAGCCGAATGAATTTGCATGTTTTTACGCGCAGCCCGATAAGCAATCTTATCACTATCTAAATAGATATACTCTACATTATCTGCAGCGCTATCTTTCTCAACTTGAAATGCATCCAATTGATTCTCTTTCATTTTTATGCCTTTTTATTTATAAGTTTATGTTGTTTAAAAACTCTTTATAGCTACTCACTTGTTTTTACCCTCTTGAATCCGGTGATAAATTTCCTCACGATGAACCTCGACTTCCTTTGGGGCGTCAATGCCAAGCTTTACCTGGCCACGATCAATGCCGCAAATAGTGATCTTTATGTCGTCGCCAATGATTATCGACTCTTGAACTCTTCTTGTTAATATCAACATTTGCCTTTCTCCTTTGTGTTTTTTAAAGTATTAACCAAGATTTACTAAAAGTAAAGTTTTAATATTACAATTATTTAGTTAATAACTGCCAGGCTTTAACGACACACAGCGAAAACTGTCCATTACCTATGGCTTTTAATCTCGCGGCGCGGTCTTTTGTTTTTTTCGTTACCCTGGGAATATCCGGCTCGATTGACGGGTTCAATATTTCATCGCTTTTTAACGGTTCAAGGCTGGTCCAGCCAATAGGCCATCCCATTAGCCATTCAACCCAGTCGGGATTTAAGGCGCCAGTGTCGCCATTTAGCGTATTGACCTTATCGGGAAGCGAGTTGTTTTCGCCTCTGCCTGCTTTTTTTAAAGTATCAAGTTTTTTGCCGCCCTTGTAATCTCTAGCGGCTGGCGTAGGCCACGTTTTCACATGACGATTTAAAGTTATTTGTGTGTGATTCCCGGTTTTTGGGTTATACGCTCTTTCGCCAGGTTGGAGTTTTGCACCATCTTTTCCGGTTAAGCTATCTAAAAAATCACCGGCGCCGGCCATTTGTGCGCTTGGTGTTGGAAAATTATTAACTTCGTCGCTTGCCTCCTTATATGCTCTATGCATTTCTGGGTTTATCCACTCCCTGAGGTTCCCTGGTGCTGATCTGTTTTTTCTTCCTCCAGTTGTCGCTTGTTTTTTCATCGCCTCAAAACTTCTGCACGGGAGTACGTCCATCGTGTTTGGCGTAGGCATATATCCAGAGCCTTTTCCGATGGTGCCGTGCTCCACAATCATCTGCTCCCAGCACACACCATCGAGCATTATACCCTGCTTCGGCCAGGTCTCTGAAAATGGCGTAAATGTACCGAAAATATCCTGCTGAGCCGTCATCCAGACATTGTGTTTCTTCTCCGGCTCCAAGCAGTCCGGGTACATTTTCGAGCAAGCAATATTTTGGCTTAACTGCGCGAATGATGTTGATAGTTGCTGGCCACATGTTTCGATCATCGGAGCCGGCAGATTGTTTTCCGGCAACTGAGAAGGGCTGGCACGGCAAACCTCCGCTACCCACGTCTGCAAATCCTCGGTATTGTTCAGCGATATCGGCGAATGCTCGCACGTCAGAGAAGATAGGGGCTTCATCTAATAAACCATCCTTTATACGTTGGGCCAGCACTTCCTGGCAATAATCATTAAATTCGACATAACCAATATGCTGAAAGCCGAGCAGGTTAGTTCCCAAAAGGCCGCCGCCTGCGCCAGTGAATAGACTTAATTCACGCATAATCAACAAGCCACAGCACAAACCAAAACCAGCAGAGCAAGCCCAGACCCGATTTCGATTTTGTTTTGTTTTAGGGTTTTTAGCATTTTTTAGCCTTATATAAATTAATGACACGGATATTAGACGCTATATAAAATTAATGCAACTGAAATAAGTATAAATAATAACAGGTATTCCAGCTTGACAAGGTGCGGCCAGAATTCTATTCTACGCAAAACAAATGAGAGAAATATTATGAATATTGGTAAAAGCTTGCGCCTAGCAATGGAAAAAAACGACAAAAGCAGGGAGCAATTAGCCTCTGAAATTGATAGGAGCGTTTCTTATGTTAATCAGCTGAGAAGGGCTGAATCTATGAACCTTGATACCGTGACAATGCTGGCTGTTGCATTTGATATGAAGGTTAGCGAATTTGTTGCATTAGGTGAATAAATAATGGCCAGATCAAGAAATATTAAGCCAGGGTTCTTCAAAGATGCAAAAGTTGTTTCATGTTCATATGCGGCAAGATTGTTGTTTCAAGGGCTTTGGTGTATTGCCGATTACAAAGGCAGATTTAAATATGAACCGCTTGAAGTAAAGATGGAAATCTTTCCTGCAGATGATGTTGATATCAATAAAATGATGGACGAATTAGCAGAAAAAAAACTGATCGAGTTTTATACCGAGCACTCTGGTACTACTCTGGTGCAAGTTCGGGGCTTCGAAAAACACCAGAACCCACACATCAACGAGAAGCAAAATAGGGATAAAACACCAGCTCCACATCTACCAAGTAAAATGGAGTGTTTGGCCAAAATAACCGAATTAGACACAGAAAATTCCTTTCTACCTCAACAGGTTATAGATTCTCTGGTAGTACTCCGAGAGTACTCTCAAAACAACACAGGAGTGATCGGGCTGATTCCTGATTCCCTCTATACTGATTCCCTTATTAAAAACACTTTGTCCGAAACACCAAAAAAACCCAAAAAGACTAAACCAGAAAAAACAACTGAACCGTTCATATATCTTTTCGACATGTTTTGGGAGGCAGGATTAACCAAATCAAAAAAGAAAGATTCTTACCCAGCTTTCATCAAAGTACTGAAAACCAAAAAAGGAACAGAGCTAGAATTTACCAGCTTCCTTGTTAACGATATTAAGCAACGTATTAACAACCGGCAGAATGGATTTGAGGCTTTACTTCCAACAAGTTATTTGAATGGTGAGCGTTGGAATGATGATTATTCACTTGGCAGCGTTTCAGGATTTGATAACGGTAAAATTGGGAGTGGTAAAAACTATCAGACAACAACAGATGCATTCAATGATAAATCGTTACTTGATTTTGATGAGCCGCCCGGGTCAACAGGTGACTTGGAACAAGATTTATTGAATGACCAACAAAATAGAAACCATTGATTTTTAACAACAAAAGGCAAATATTATGACTAAAAACCCATTATCTGATGGTGTTGTACCACTAAAAACCACACCAAAGAAATCCAGATCGTTATTTGATCAGGTATCTAGGCTTGCGAGATTGCTTTCTGATGACGACCTGGAGAAGTTGAGGCAAGTGGCCTGCTCTATGCAGAAATCTCGCAAGCAACGGGCTGTAGTTAGCTCTCGTTGCAATTCTAAGTGAGTGGCTTACCTATGAACACAAAACAGCGTGTAACGCTCTTAAAGCAGCAGAACGGGTTTATACCTTGTTCTAAAAATTGTGGAAGTTGTTGTTTTTACCAGGCAGACGAAAACAAAGACGCTTCGACTGTAGGTGACTTGTGTGTCGTTGATCCTGAATTGCCGTTTAGGACTAGCCCGGATTCAACTTGTCAGAAGTGGTGTTTTTAATGAATCGAGAGCAGCAAATAGAGTTATTAACCAAGCTGGCAGAAAAGGCTGATTTTGAAGCGTGGGAAAGTTTGACTGAGAATGAAAATAAATATCTTGAGTATTTACTTGAAAACAAAAGGCAGAGAAAAAATGAAACTTAAATATGATGATATAGAAATTGAATTAACTGGAAAATCTATAGGGCTTGAGCAATTCGCATTTTGGTTAATAGAGAGAGAAGGCCGATTCCTAGATGGAGGCAACAACAATGAATTACAAAACAGTATGGATTAAGTGGATAAATAACAACAACATGCACTCGCAGGCTAACTCAACAGGTTTTAGTAGCGACTCAATAGCCTATATCAACTCACTACCCGATGAAGAGCAGGCAGAGCCTATAGAAAAAGATATTGATTTTGAAAGAGTGCTTACTGGTGTTAAGGCATGTATGGATAGCAAGGATGGTGACTTAGACGCATTCTGTTACGAAATGGCAGAAGCGCTATTTAAGCATAAGCAAGCATTATTTAAAGCACAAACCTCCACAATGCCAGATGAGCCAGAGAAGCTAGCAGAGAAATTTCACGATATTTACGAAAAACTAGCGCCGTCATTTGGATATAATACAAAAAAGGCATCAGCTGTAGAGTGGTGCACGTACCTGTTCAGAATAAAAAACTAATGATTGCAACCTACGCAGAACTGCTCAAAGCCAGCAAAAGGAGTAATAATGAAAAATCCAAACGAATACCAGAAAAGCCAACATGCAATGACAGTGAGCAGAAAGCAATTTAAGGCCGAATCAAAAACTAGCAAAGCCAAAGAGCAGGCAAAAATTGATCAACTAACAAAGGAGTTTTCTGGGCGTGTTGAGATTGTACCGAATAAACTTCAGCCATCAATGCGATGGAATATGAAACACTTAAATTAAAAGGCATAAATCATGTTTACAATAAGTGTATTTCAAGTAATCGGCTTCACCCTGGCAGCAATAATAACCCTGCAGGCCGTTTATAATATTGGTTTTTATAATGGTAGAAAATCTAAAATCAGAATGATCATTTCAGATCATCTTGAATTCCATGATTTGCCGAAAAAATAACGCTGTGTAATAATTGTTCTAAATGGTTCAACGGGATAGTGTCCTATGGCTAGTGGCCAAACCAAAGAGAGCAATCTGCAAAAAGCTTATCGTAAATACGATAAGTTTGTCAAAGAGTATCACTTGAACGGGAATAACGGTTCTAAGGCCGCTATTGCTGCAGGGTATGCGAAAGGATCAGCAAGGCAACAAGCCCGGCGGTTGTTGGCGCATGATTACGTTATCAAGGCACTTGCACAGCTCCGCGCAGATTCAGATGTTATCGCAGAAGATGAATTCAAGGTTTCACTTGAGCAGCGCTTAAGGTGGCTTTCAGAAGTTGCTGAAGAGGGTCTGCAAAAATATGCTGATTTTAAACTTGGTGAAACTGAAGCAGGCGATAAAAAACCATTCAACCTACATGCTGTTGTGAGTGCAGTAGCCGAACTAAACAAAATGTGCGGCACCACTGATAAGGAAAAAGACGCGCCACCACTAAGTATTTCTTTTGCTGTTAACGACTCAGTTGGTGAAGTTAAGGTCACGCATGGCAGGTGAATTACAGCTTAGCGCACCACAAAACATTTTTTTAAACGGCTTAAACAATAAATTCAACGCCTACGTTGGCGGATTTGGCAGCGGCAAAACCTTTGTCGGGTGTCTCGATATACTGATTTTTTTCTCAAAACATCCGAAAACAATTCAAGGATACTTTGGTCCAACCTATCCAAGTATTAGAGATATATTTTTCCCAACGTTTCAGGAAGCTGCAGAACTAATGGGTTTTACTTGTGACATAAAGGAGTCAAACAAGGAAATTCACGTATACAGGGGTATTGCTTACTACGGAACGGTTATCTGTCGATCAATGGATAAACCGAGCTCTATAGTTGGTTTTAAGATATCAAGGGCGTTGGTTGATGAGATCGACACGCTACCAAAAGCCAAAGCAACAAACGCCTGGAATAAAATAATAGCCAGATTAAGGTTAAAAATTGACGGTGTTATTAATGGGGTAGGGGTGACAACAACACCAGAGGGGTTTTTATTTGTCTACGAAAAATTTGCAAAAGAGCCGACCGAACGCTATTCGATGGTTCAAGCCTCGACCTATGAGAACGAAAAATTCTTACCTGATGATTACATTTCGTCATTATACGAAACATACCCCGATAATCTGATCAGTGCATACATTAACGGCGAATTCGTCAACCTAACCAGCGGCACGGTTTATATTCAGTTTGATAGGTCGCTAAATGATTGCAATGATATTGAGGATGGCGACGAACCTTTATACATTGGAATGGATTTCAACGTTGGCAAAATGAGCGCTATTGTTCATGTCAAAAGGGATGGCGAACCTCGCGCAGTTGGTGAGCTAATAGGGCTTTATGATACGCCCGAAATGATCAGCGCTATTGAGAATAAATACGATAAGCCAGGCCGGTCAATTTGTATATATCCAGATCCACACGGCAACGCTAGAAAATCAGTCGGCGCGTCTGATACTGATATTAGTTTGCTTGAGGATGCCGGTTTTTCTGTTCATGTTGAGCACGGAAATCCGGCTGTTAGGGATAGAGTAAACTGCATGAATGCGGCTTTCTGCAATGGTGATGGCGATAGAATATACAAAGTTAATACCAGCTTATGCCCAATTTATACACAAAATCTTGAACAACAGGTATACAATGAGGCCGGAGAGCCGGACAAGAAGCAAGGCAAAGACCACGCCAATGACGCGGGCGGGTATTTTATTTTAATTGATTGCCCTATAATCAAACCAATTGCAAATATAAATGTTAAATGGGCTACTTAAATGACTATAGATGTTAGGTTCACAAGCGACGAATACACCTATAATTTATCAATATGGACGCTGATTCGCGATTGCATAGCAGGCGAAAAACAAATCAAATCAAGAGATAGCGGCGCGGCACTTTCTCCGGTTTCAAGCAATCTCACAGATAGTACAGTTAATTATACCCCAATCGTATACCTGCCAATGCCAAACCCTACCGATACAAGCGCAGAGAATCGCGCCAGGTATGCCCAGTATCTGCAAAGAGCATCATTCTACGGCGCAACCAGCCGAACTCTTGCAGGTATGATGGGCATGGTATTTAAGTCAGCGCCTAAAGTTGTTTTACCTTCTGAAATGGAATATCTGAAAGATAATGTCGATGGCTCTGGTATTGGTATAAACCAGCAATCACAAGAGCTCTCGCGCGATGTTGGATCAATTGGGCGCGGTGGTCTGTATGTTGATTATCCGCAAACGGACGGCCAAACATCGAAAGCCGATGCAGAAAGCGGCGGTATTCAGGCAACTATCAATTTTTATGCAGCTGAATGTATTCTTGATTGGGATGATATGAAAGTTGGCTCTAAAACGCTTCTGTCTTTTGTGAAGCTACAAGAAACAGTCAACACCAGAGACACTGAAACCCTGAGAATGGAAACAAAAAAGCAGTACCGGGTTTTAATGCTTGAAAAGCAAGATTCTGGCGAAACTGTTTATGTTGTTAAAGTCTACAACGATGCGGGAGAGCAGGAAGGCGATACCGTTGCACCAAAAACCGGTGATGGTTCATTCTGGAATCATATACCTTTTTATTTTGTTGGATCGACAAACAATAGGCCAAATGTAGACGATGCACCACTACAAGAGATTGCAGATATCAACATTAAGCATTATCGCAATAGTGCAGATTTTGAGGAAAGTAGTTTTACAGTTGGACAGCCAACATTGGCTGTATCTGGATTAACTCAGGCATGGGTGAAAGAGTTTTACCCGAACGGACTTCCTTTCGGTAGTCGGGCGGCTTTATCGCTACCGAAAGACGCTTCAGCTGATCTAATTCAAGTTCAAAGCAACACAATGCCAGCCGAAGGCATGAAACACAAAGAGGAACAAATGATCTCTTTAGGTGCTAGGTTGATTACCAATGGATCAGGCAACAAAACAGCTGAAGCTGCACGGATTGACTATGAAGCAGATTCTAGCGCCCTTTCAATTGGAATCAGCAACATAAACGATGCTTATGAATCTGCGCTTGATGACGTTGCTTTATACACCTATAAAACAGAGAGCAAGGCGCTATCAGAATCAAAAGATATTGTTTTTGAATTAAATACTGACTTCTTAGCAGTTACTCTGACACCAGAGCAGGCCGAGGCATACATGCGGATTTGGCTTGGTGGTGCAATTGATAAGGATGTTTTAGACAGCGCTTACAAACGCGGCGGAATTATTTCAGACTCTAAAGATTTAGAAGAAATGAACGAGAATATCGATACTGCGCCCGTGAGTGCAGTTGATTTCGATCAAGAGTAATTGTTAAATGGCTGAGACCTCACCAGCGCTGACTAATGACGCAATCAGGCGGCAGGTATTGCTTGAAGGTGTTAAAGAAGATGAGCATAAGAAATTTGAGAAATTCCTAAAACAGCTTGATAAATCTATTCGTGAAAGGCTTTCCAAAGAAGGCGAAACCATCGAAAGCAAAAAGCGCTTAAATGTACTACTTGCCGATGTCACCCAAATTCAGAAAGATATTTATTCGGATTATACAGGTCAATTTCAGCTAGATTTAGATGATATTGCATTAACTCAGGCAGATCTTGAGGTTAAGGCGTTAAATGCTACTGTGTCCGATTTTGAATCAGTTAGGCCTAGTGAAAATCAATTACTAGCAGCATATAAAAATAACCCTTTATCAGTTACCGGTAAAAGCCAAGGCTTGACGCTTAAGCCATTCTTAAAACAATACTCATCTGATCAGATCACATTCATTACCGGTGCAATCAATCAGGGTTTTGCTGAAGGGCAAACAATTAGCCAGATCACTAGGAATATTCGCGGTACCAGGGCGGCAAGGTTCAACGATGGACAGCTTGCAATTATCAACCGCAATAATCGAATCATGGTCCGAACCGCTGTTCAGAATGCTGGAGAGCAAGCCAGGCAGCGCACATGGGACAGCAACAAGGATTTGATCAAGGGCGTTGAATGGGTTTCTACGCTTGATTCAAGAACAACCAGTCAGTGTAGAGCGCTTGATGGTAGAGAGTTTCCAATAGATAAAGGACCGCGACCGCCAATTCATTACGGCTGCCGGTCAACTGTAACCCCGATACTATCAGAAAAGTATGACTTTCTTGATAAGGGCGCAAAACGCCCAGCGAGGGGTGATAAAGGCCCATCTACGGCAAGCACTGATACAACTTATTACTCTTGGCTTAAAACACAACCTGCAAGCTTTCAGGATGATGTATTAGGGCCGACACGCGGCAAACTGCTACGCAATGGCGGCCTTACTTCAGAAGAGTTTTCAAGGCTTCAGCTAAATACAAATTTTAAGGCTCGCACTATTGATGAAATGAAACGGCAAGCGCCGGAGGCATTTAAAGAGGCTAATTTGGCATAATAGATAAAACGGTTTACAATATTTAATAATTGATATACAGGGGAGCAAACATGAGCCTTAACTTTGAAGGTTTAGAAGTATCTGAAGAAATTCAGGCGAAATTAATTGAGCAGGCTAGCGGCCTTACAGCTGGCTATGTTAAACAAGAAGAGTTCGACAAGGTTTTACATAACCGCGATGAGCTACTTGGTGAAAAGAAAACGGCGCAACAAAAAGCCAAAGAAGCTGAAGAGGCCGCAGAAAAAGCGAGACTTGATGCAGCTGCAAGCAATGGCGATGTTGACGCGCTGAACGCATCTTGGCAGGCGAAAAACGATGCACTTCAGCAAGAATTAGATACAACGAAACAGGGCATTAAGTCAGGTAAAATCAGTGATATTGCTCAAGGTTTCGTAAATCAAAATGTTGTAGATGACGCTTTTAGTCGCGATGCGATGAAAGGCGAATATGCAAAACGGTTGGATATCCGCGAAGGTAAGACGGTTGTACTGGATGCTGAGGGGAATTTAACCGCGCTAACAGTCGAAGATTTGAACAATGAATTTTTGTCTGCTAGTAAATTTAAGTCGCATTTACTTGCGAGCAAGGCTGACGGCGGCGGTGCCGGTGGAGGCCAAAAAGGTGACAAAGGCGGTGCCGGAGTTCCTAAAACGTTGGCAGAGTGCAAGGGTGATAAAGCTTTGGAAGCTGCTTATTTTAATAGAAATATGGGAATTACTCCAACCTAATCAAAGGTACTAAATTATGTTATCAGATATGATTGTTTTTAATGGCCAACTGCAAACTGCCGTTGTCGAAAAATTAACCCAAATGTCTAACCTGTTCAATGCTGCCTCTGGTGGTGCGTTGATTTTGGCTAATGCAGACAATATGGGTGACTTCACAGAGACTGCTTTCTGGGATAATGTGGGATCTTCTGCAATCCGTGATATGGATGTTTATGCGGCTCAATCTAGCGTATCAAACGTTGATCTTACACAAAGCCAAATCAATACGGTTAAAGCTGCCAAAGCTTTTGGCCCGGTTGCATGGACTCCGGCACAGTTAAGCTGGATTAACAAAAACCCAGGCGAGGCATTGAGCGTTATTTCAACGACTCTTGCACAGTCTATGCTTGAGGCGCAGGTCAATCGTGCTATCGGTGCAGGGGTTGCTGCAATCTCAAATGTTGCAGGCGCAACTAATGATATTTCAGCGAGTGCTGGTGTTACTCAAACAGCTCTAAATGATACTCACGCTAAATTTGGTGATAACTCGCAGTCATTGAGCTCTCAAATCATGACAGGCGCGGTTTATCATCAGTTGATCGGTCGCGCATTAGATAATGCTGATCAGTTGTTTAGTGAAGGCACAGTTACAGTAATTGATATTCTAGGTAAGCGCACAGTTGTTACTGATAGCCCAGATCTTTACGTAGCTGGTACGCCAAATAAGGCGCATGTGTTGTGCTTAACGCCTGGCGCTATCATGATTGAGCCTAATGGTGATTTTGTATCAAACATTGATACTCCAAATGGCCAGTTACAACTTGAAACCACTTATCAGGCGCAATGGTCTGAAAATATTGGTATCAAGGGTTATAGCTGGGATGAAACCAATGGTGGTAAATCGCCAATCACCGCTGAGCTGAACACCGGCTCAAACTGGGATGCGGAGCTGGCACTCAAAAACTCTGCTGGTGCAATACTGATTGCAGATGCTGATCAGTAATTAGCATTATCTAAGGCGGTGAAAGCCGCCTTTCTTTTTAAACCTTTTAATTTCGGAGAGCAAAAAGCATGGCTAAAAAATCAAAACATAGAGCAAAACGAGTTTGGCTTGTTGACCATCCTTTGTTTCAATATAAAGAAGATGTTAAGGAACTAGCAGAACAGAACAGGCTTCGCATTGTTGACACTAAGCACAAAAATGGCCTAAATCCTCGAATTGATATTATTGCTGAAGATCCGCCAAAGCTTACAAAGAAAAGCAAAAAGCAGCTGGCAACCGATGAATCAGAGGCAGCTGCAGAAGCTGGACAAACTACATCAGGCGAATTGACAGAGCAGCAAGCAGCCGAACAAGAAGCGGCGCAAGCGGCTGAGTAGTTTTGATTCTCTGAAAACAGTGTTAATATAAAAGGACTCTTGAAGTCCTTTTTTTATGGGTGGTTTATGGGAAAGTTTTTCGGTCGCGGTCGATTAAAGCTAAGCAGTTTTAGATCAAGTAGTTTTAGCTCTAAGTTAGGGCCAGAACTGCAAGCTAACTGGGATATGTCGCAAGGCCTCACAGGATGGACAGCCGCAGGCGTTACGATGCAGGCCGTTACTGATAGTGGAGAGGATGCGGTTTTATTGACCGCTGTTGATGGAGTTGGTGATAGAGGGCATCTTTTTATATCCGGTTTGGAAATAGGGAAAACCTATCGATGCGCGGTAAAAACTAGGCGTGGAGCACAAGGCACGGAGCAAGACATACGTAATTTCACGTGGGGAACGATACCTCAAACACCAGTAGACACATCGACATACAAGATATATGAATTTGATATTGTAGCAACCGCCACAGATGGTGCGTCAAGGCTTTATGCTGCCACAGGTGGTGCTGTAGGTGATGAAATCTATGTTAGTGAAGTTTCAATAAGAGAGATTTTGTAATGGCCGCAAAAAATAGAACAGATTTAAAGGCAGAAAATGATGCGTTATTTCCTGACAATAATACTCAAGACATAACGCCAGCCAGAAAGCGGCAATATGATCAATCTGCAAGTGATTCAAATGTAAACCTAAAAGAACCTGATACCGTTACGCAGGTTATTGAATCAAATATTAAGATTTTAGGAAGCCTTGAAGCTGGTTCATATATTGGCGATATATGCGCTAGAAATGATTTTTTATCAAGCTCGACAGCTGGGTCGGTAGCATTAACAGCAGATGCGACACTACAATTAATTTTTGGTGGGTTAACATCTGGAACTGGTATCGAAATGGATGCATCAGGGAATGTTACTTTTGATGAAGATGGCTGCTATCAAGTCAGAGCATTGATGAATGCAACAACAAGCACAAACCCGACAAGATCATTCTATTTTAGAACAAAATTAGATGGCATTCCAGTTGGGCCAATACTGCAGTCTACGCTATCGAATTCTGGTTTTTCAGATACGATTGAGTATAGCGAAATATTAACAGTCACGGCCGGTCAGGTTTTAACAGTTGAGGCAACTTGTGATGGGAACTCTTGCTCTTTAGCGCAAAGAGATCCATCAGGAACAACGGGATGGGATGACCCATCAGAAGCAATGGCACTCACTATTAATAAACTTCTTTTAGGTTAATGTTATGGCTCTTACAGTAGAAGATGGCTCTGTTGTAGCAAATGCTGATAGTTACTGGACTTTAGTTGATGCGCAGACATTTTTAACAGGCGTGGGGCTAACAGATACTGCAATCGATGACGCGGCAATGGTGCGCGCTTATTATTACCTGACTTCATTAGAGCAGCGCTATCAAGGCAGCCGAGTTAGCGCAGACCAGACCGGCAGTTTTCCACGGTATAATGTTTCTATTAACGGCTTTGCCTTTTCGTCTGGCTCGATACCTGATCAGCTAAAGCAAGCGCAGGCATATATTGCGTTTTATGAAGTTGAAACGCCAGGCGTTACCCAGCCAAACGGAAACGGCGCGCAAGTAACACACGAAGAAATAAGCGGAGCCGTTGCCATTGATTATGCTGATAACGGTATCAGCTCCGATTCGTTTAATATTCCGGCTGTTAATGCGCTGGTTGATCAGCTATTCAAAACCACTAATACAGCATTGAGCGTTTTACGTGTCTAAATTTAACTACAGTAGATTACAGGCGACAGCTACCAGACTGATTGATAGATTCAGCGAAACCGATATATCTATTGAACGCACTGCAGCGCCGACCGTTGTAGATGGTGAAATTGTACCGCCTGCAGCACCGACAACAACCAGCGCTTCGGCTGTTGTGGTGCCATATACTGCAAATCAAATTGACGGGAACATAATTCAAGCTGGTGATCTACAGGTGTTTTTAGATAGCGCATACGAGCCATTAATTAACGACGTTTTTATTATTGATACCGACCGCTATGTCGCTCTAAACATTGAAAAATACAAGCCAAGCTCAACAGCACTGGCTTATAAAATACAGGTAAGAAAGTGACATTCGGTGTCGATGTTGGTGACTGGGTAAAAAAAGCAAAGCTTAATAATGAAGAGGTTGTGCGGTCGGTATCATTAAAATTATTTACGGGCATTATTAAAAGCAGTCCAGTCGATGAGGGTACATTCAGGAATAATTGGTTTGTTTCTGGTAATTCACCATCGAACGAGGTTTGGCCAAATAACTCAGGCGGAAGTGAAGGCATTATTTTACAAAGAACAGAAACAAGCATAAAGCAGCTTGTAGATTGGACTTCCATCACTTTTACTAATAACCTGCCTTATGCAGAGGTCATTGAGTATGGCGGCTATCCGGTTGGTAATATTCGCGGCACTGAGTCAAAAGTCACGTTTCAAGGGTTCTCAAAACAAGCACCAAAAGGCGTGGTTAGAACAAACTCAAAAAGATTTAATTCTTTAATAGAGCAAGAAGCAAGAAAGGTTAGATGATGGCAGCAATAACTGAGATAAATCAGATACTTGTGAAAGCTGTTCAAGATGGAAGCTTTGGGCTTGATATTGCTTTTGAGAATATTAAATTTAATCCAAAAGGCAAAACAGCCTATATTGCATTATTCAATCTAAGATCACCAACCATAATGGCAGAGCTAGGTCCGATGGGCTGCGACTTACACACTGGCATCATGCAGATTGATGTTAATTATGAGCAGGGCGGCGGCATTGATGAACTGCTAGAAAAGGCAGACGCTATAAACGCCATCTTCAAAAATGGTGCTACGTTTGCCGGTGCCAATGAAAATGTTAATATAACAAATGTGAGCGCTCTGCCTGCTGTTATTTCGCGTGGCTGGGCTACCGTATCAATGACAATTGAATACTATGTATTCAGCCAGAGGGTTTAACAATGACAACATGTAACAAGCCAGCAACAGGCGCAGCTAGCGCTATGTATTACGTCGAAGAGGTTACATGCGGCGTTACTCCAATTAGCCCAGCGTGGACACTGCTTCACCGTACAAGTGGAAATCTACAGCTAACCAAAGACACACTATCAAGCAACGAACTTGATGGATCACGCGACCGAGCAGATACACGCCTCGGACAAAATCAGACAAGCGGGGACATTGCTGTCGAAATGTCATTCGGTGCGCACGATGCACTTTATGCGGCGCTGCTTGGCAATACGTGGACCTCAGGAACCGATCAATCAACATTAAGTGTTGATGTGCTGGCTTCTGCTAAAACCTTTACCCGCGCATCTGGTGATTTTACAACCGATTACAGCGCAGGCGATTTAGTTCAATTCCCAGGGCTGACAGGTAATAACGCTTTGCCATTCATTGCCACCACTGTAACAGCTCTTGTAATTACAGGTGCAGCCATTCCAGATGGACAGTTAGCCGATGTACTACAAATACCAGCTTTTCAATTTTAGAGCATTACCCCGACTTAGATAGCGGCGCAGGTGGTTATATTTTAACCGCTGGCGTTAAGTTCGTTAACCTTGCTTATAACATGGCAGTAAATGCCTTGAATACAGCGACATTTCAAACGCTTGGCTTGTCACAGGATATTGATGCGAGCTTGCCAGCTGGCTCAACATTCCCAACACCAACAAAGAATGAAATCTATTCAGGTGTTGATGGAACCATTCTGGCTGACAATGTAGCGATTGGTTTTGTTACTGGTGTTGATGCAACTACCGACACCGAATCTAGTGCTCAATTTGAATTAGGCGATAATTCAGTGTCGTTTATTGAGCAGGGCCGTGTTTTATCTGATTTGACGCTTTCTTCATTTTTCACTGATTTTACGGAGCTTACAAAGTTTCAAGATGAAGATGAGGTCGCTTTAAATCTAATGATGCAATCAGCAGACGGCACTTTAGCCTTTACCTATCCGCGCACGGTTTACACCTCTGGCGCGCCCGATGTTGCAGGCCCAGGGTCAATTGTTGCATCGTTGGCGGCTTCTGCCTTTGCACCAACCACCGGAACAAGTATTAAAATTCAGCGTTTATCATAGTTGACCGGGTTAACTCCCAGGCTGCCAGTCGTGGTGCTCTCCGCGCTGGCAGCTGTCATTCAATTAGGAGAGCTTAGGAGAGCAAACCGATGAAAGAATTTTTTACAGTTGAGGCGCATTCAAAGCCTAAAAAGCTTCCGTTATTCCTGCCTAATGGCGATAAATCAGAACATTACATTATGGTGATTGGTGTTGATTCTACGCCTGCAAGAGAGGCAAAGGCTGAATCTATCCGGGCAATGGTAGGTGGCGACACATCAAAACAGGATGCGACAAACATCTGGATTTCCGGTTTCATTGAGTCATGGTCATTTGATGAAGATTGCACCAAAGAAAACAAACTTAAATTCTTAGAAAATGCGCCATCGATTGCAGAGAAAATAGATATCTTTGCAAGCAATCATAATAATTTTGTAAAAAAGCAGAAACGCTAGTCGCTTATTGTAATAGCTATTTCCCATTACTGAAGCGCAGCGCGGATGGCGTAACAGTTCTGGAAAATTTGAAGGCTGCATCAAAGAGGGTTCATGTTCCAGAACTTGATTTTGATGAGCCAGATCGGGAAATAATATACATCCTTGATCACTTTTACGAGGTCAAGCAAGCAGCTGGCGTTAAAATTAGTTATACTGAATTGAAAAATTATTCAGAGATAATGGCGTTTAATTTGCAGCCATTCGAGAATGAGCTAATTATGAGAATAGACGGTATATTCGAGGCTTCTATAAGTGGTTGATACTGCCAAGCTAGTCGCAAGAGTTCAGACAAAAGGCGTTACAAAGGCAACGTCTGAGCTAGATAAATTCGATAAATCCGCCAATGAAGCTGAAGATAGTACCATTAATCTAGGCAAGGCAGCTAAAAAAGCAGGCGGTTTTATTCTTAAGGCTGGCGCGGTAATGGGGGCGGCCGCTACTGCTATGGTGCTGATAGCTAATCGCTCAGCGGATGCGCAACGGGAGTGGAAAACCCTTTCTAATATTGCTGGCGACTCAATCACAGAATTTCAGGGCGCAGCATTTGCGGCTGAGCAGGTCGGAATATCTGCAGAAAAACTAGCCGATATATCAAAAGACACAAACGAAAAACTTGGTGAATTTATTGCAACCGGTGGCGGTGGCTTTAAAGACTTTTTTGAGAATGTTGCTCCTTTGGTTGGTTTAACCGCTGAAGAGCTGGAAGGGCTTTCTGGTCCTCAAGTATTAGGCAAAGTTAAAAACGCTATGGATGAGGCAAATGTTAGCCTCGAGCAGCAAAGCTTTTTCTTAGAGTCGATTGCGTCTGATACCACAAACCTGATACCACTATTGGCTAATGAAGGCGCAGAGCTTGAAAGATTAACTAATAAATACAACGAGCTAAATTCAAGCTTAGCTCTCACTGGAACTGCTGATAAGGCTATCAGTGAATTGGCAGAGGATTTTGACCTACTAGGAAAAACTGCTACAAACTCAATTAATTATATTACCGGAGTTTTAGCGCCTGATATCAGTAAGTTTATAAACTTTATAACTGCAGGCATGCCAAAAGCGACACAAGCAGTCGCTAACTTTTTTGATGAATTCCGAGATCCTGAAAACAGGCAGTCCATATTATCTATACAGGAATCAATCAAAGATAATTTAAAAGAGATTGATAGAATTTCTCGGTTTGTTGAGGACCCAGGATCAGAAGAAAACGTTGTAAATCTTAGAAATGAAAATATAGAGCTTGAAAAACGACTGAAATTACTACAAAAAGAGGCTGAAATTGTAAGTGGTCCTGATGTTGGATTCAAAGAAACATTAGACGGTGGAGATCCGTTTGCAAAGGAGTTAGATAGAAGAAAAAAACAACAAGATGAAATAGATCAAAAAGAAAAAGAGCGATTAGACAAGGAACGTGAAAGCCTTGATCTAAGAAGAAAGATGGCAAGAGATTACGAGGATGCAGAGCTAGAGTCAGAACAAAATTTTCAGGATCGAAGAAAGGCGGCAATTGATCAAGGGTTCAATGATATTATCTCTTTGTCAGGAACTAAGAATAATACTCTGTTTAAAATCTCTCAAGCGGCTGCTATAGCGCAAGCAACACTAAAAGCACCAGAAATAATACAAAATGCTTTAGCAGTTCCGCCTTATCCGCTGGGCGTGGCGCTTGCGGCGGCTGCAGCAATTTCAACCGGAGCAAATATAGCTGCAATAGCCTCCACTAAGCCACCAAGCGCAAGAGCACAGGGCGGCCAATTTGATAGAGGTCAGGATTTATTAGTCGGTGAGAAAGGGCCGGAGCTTGTAAGGTTTAATAGTGGCGGCCGCATTGCAAATGCAACAGATACGGCAGGTATGGGCGGCGGCGGATCGGTGCCGGTTAAAATAATTAATCAAACATCGGCGAAAATAGATAACGCACAAGCCACGCTTAGCAAAGGGGAGGTTGTTGTTATTGTGAGAGAAACCGTTAATAGTGATCTGCATAGCCCGAATAGCCAATTAAATAAAGGGCTTGATTCGACACGCGACGCGCCGAGGCTTAGATCATAATGGCAACTTTTCCAAGTACGTTAAAACCGTCTATAACTAATGGCTACGGCTTTGGCGCGCCTGATAACGTAATCACCCAGCAAGTGCAGGGCGGTGACCCGCTTAACATGCTGGACTATAGAACCGGTCCGGTATCATTTAATGTTGCCATGGCATTAGATCCGCTAAGGTTACAAGTATTTCAGGACTTCTATTTTGGTAAAATTAATTCAGGTGCTGATAAATTTACAATGGTCTTGGATTCTGGAAACGGGCTTGAAGATCATACGGTTAAGATTGATACAACGTCACTGAGGTTTAATGGTGATAGAGCGCCAATATGGTCTGTATCTTTTACTATAATTGCAGAGACTACGCCATTTCAAGAAAACCCATTCGGAGGCGATTTGTCCGATTTATACGATGAGTATGGCAACGACTTACCAGCTTTATTAGAGCAGCTAGAAATACTTGCGCTGATTGATCTACCATGAGTATTGAAGAGGATTTAAGAGTTTTATTGTCTACCTATCCAGTAGGCGACTACCTTATTGAAACGATAGAAATATCACATTCATTGTTCACGCAAACATTTTATTTTACTCGCGAACCATTGGGAATAACTGCATTTATTGAGGGCGGCATAGAAACAGATTTTGTAGGCGCAAATATTGAAATACGATTAAACTCAACAAAATCTGACCTAGATCAAAATTTCAGCTTCACATTTTCAGATCTTGATAATGCCCTAGATGATCAGCTTGATTTGATACCGCTGAATAACACAGAAAAGATTGTTTTGAAGTATCGGTCATTCATTGCCAGCGATTTAAGCGAGCCAGCGCAAGGCCCGATAAACCTAGAAGCGCTTACAGTTAATCAGGAGAAAGGCGTTTTCACCATTGCTGCAGGCGCTCCACAACTCAACTGGAATAAAACAGGAATCATTTATAATTATGATGATTTTCCTATGTTGAGGGCCTTATGAATATTTCCAAATATGTTGGAATTCCTTACGACCTGCACAACAAAAACGGCTTTTGTAATTGTTGGTCTTTGGTTTCGATGGTCTATTTTAACGAGCTAAGCAAGACTATTCCGGAATTTAAAGCCAATTCTATCAGAGAGATTGCCGCAACATTTACCGCTGCATTTGCTACCGGTGAGCACGGATTTAAAAAAGTTGATTCATATCAAGATTTTACTGTCGTTGTATTTAAAAATAAGACAAATAATTACAGTGAGTTTCACTGTGGTATTATGTACAAAAACAAGGTTTTGCATGCGAGCCGTATAGCTAAAGGTGTTGTCTATCAAACGCTAGATCAGGCTTCGCTAGGGTTTAGACAGGTTGAATTTTGGCAACGATAAAGCATTATAAAAATGATGCACTTCTCATGGGTGGTCATGAGCTGCATGAAAATATTGAAAGTGTCGCGCAGTGGATTTTAAACACATTTAACCCAGGCGAAGCATTCTCTGTTTATTGTGGCGAGCCATGCGCAGAGAACCTTATTCCAAACACTGCAGAAGATTTAGCGGCTATTGGTGATGGTGAGTATGTAGTAATAGAAACGCCTGCAGGCGGGGCGATTGCTTATGCAATAATAGCTGTAGTTGTAGCAGTTGCAGTTATCGCGCTCACACCTAAGCCTAACCTTCCTAAGAACGTTAACAGACAGCAAGAAAGCCCAAATAATCAGCTAAGCTCACGATCAAATCAAGCAAGGCCGCTGCAAAGAATACCCGACATCAAGGGCGAAGTTTTATCTGTTCCAGATATAATTATGCCTACATATTCAATTTACAGCGCTGATACTGAGATTGAGCATGGCTTTTATTGTATAGGACGCAAACAATACGATGTTGCCAGCGTTAAAGATGGCGATACGCCTATTGAATTAATCACAGGTTCCGGTGCTGGTATTTATTACCCGGGCAACAATCCAAATAATTCAGCGCCAGATATTCAGATTGGCGATGAAATTCTCAGAAGTGTTTGCACTCCTTACCGGATAAATCAAATTAATGGCATAACAATGCCTTCTGATTATGCAGATGAAAAGATTGAGCAGAATAATTTTTGGGTTTACCGAGTAACTGATACAACATTCGGCATTGCATATACTGCTTTTGGCTCCGGGTCTGAGTGGAGCTCAGTGTATGAAACAGGAACAAATGCAATTCTTGACACCGTTTTTTATGATACAAATGATCTAAGTGGTGAATTTGAAATAATTGGTAGGTTCTACTTATACCAGATAGGCACAAGTTTTAGGCAGTATTTTATAACACTAGATTTTGGCGCGCCGCATGGAATACCGTCGGCAGGGCTTCCTGGATGGGGGCTACCTACCGTTACGCAAACTCAGAGCGTAGCATCATCAACACAGGTCGAGTCTACTGACTGGGCGTACTTTACAAAAGAAAAAGCCAGCTCCGTGATATTAAATGTTGTAGCGCCAAACGGCATGTACAAAGATAATGGCGGCGTTGATCTAATAACCAGAACTGTTGATTACGAATTTGAGTTGCAAGAAGTTGACGATACCAATACGGCAATTGGAGTAATAACAACGATTGAAGATTTTATCCAAGGTAATACCCAAAAGCTGAGAGGTAAAACAACTGAGCATATCTTTTCCACGCCGAGAAAATTTAGAGCAAGAGCTATCCGGATAACACCCAGAGATACAGCATTTAGCGGCACTGTTGTCGATGATATAAAGTGGGAGGATTGCTACGCAATAATCAATCTTGATAATAGTCACGATTTTGGCGATGTAACCCTAATTCAAACAAAGACACAGGCAACGCCATTTGCAACAGCCGTAAAAGATCGACAGCTGAACTGCATAGCAACTGAAATGCTAAATGTTTATGAGGGTTTTGGTACATTTAACAGCTCACTTACACCTAATAACAATGCAATACAGTCATTTATTAAGGATTCTATTGATCCTGTTATTGGTAATAGGTCGCTAAGCGAGATTGACGCTGACGGATTGCTTGATATAGATCAAGAAATAAATGATTATTTCAGCGCCATAGGACAGACAGAGTTTTCATATACCTACGATTCAACAGATGTTAGCTATCAGGATTATGCGCAGCAGGCTCTAAACGCCATTAATTGCATTGGGTATCGTGACGGCTCAATAATTAAAGCCATTTTTGAAAAGCCTGTAGATTCACCATCAATACTATTTACACATAGAAGTAAAATTCCAGGCACTGAGCGCTATTCAAGAAACTTTAATCAATCAGAGCTAAATGACGGCGTTGAGTTTAATTGGGTAGACCCTGATACGAATACAAACGAAACGATTTATATCCCTGCAGATAAAAGCGCAGTTAATCCAAAGCAATTTAATATACCTGGCATAAGAAATTATCAGCAGGCGATGATTAGAGCCAATAGAGAATACAATAAAATCAGGCTTGCAAAGGTTAGCTTGAGTTTGTCTGTTGCCGCTGAAGGTCGCTACGTTCTACCTAATGACGTTATTGCAGTGGTGAAGGGAAGTAGGGTATACACTGAGGACGGCGAAATATTAGCGCAAAATGGGCTTATACTTACGTTGAGTCAGGATGTTGAGTTCCAGCCGCTAGAGGTTCATTCAGTAACACTGAAAGCCGATGACGGAACAACTGAAAATATTATAGTTACAGCTGGCGCAGAATCAAATCAGGTGATATTGAGCTCTGCACCAGCAATGACAATAAGAACGGGCATAGATTCGAGGCGCACAGAGTTTAGTTTTGGCACTGATTCGCGGCATGAGTCGCAGCTATGGCTATCTCAAGAAATAGATGTTTCAAATAAGCTTGAGGTTGCTTTAAAAGCAATCAACTATGATTTAGGTTATTATGCTGGAGACAGCATGAACTTTTTTGCATTTTCAAATGGTTTCAATGAGGGCTTTGGCTAATGGCTGATCCGGTAAGTATTCAACAATTAATAGATGCGGGCCTTGATGCAACCACGCTTGCGCAGGTCGCAATGTCAGACGGCTTTGCAGATGACACTACAACCAACCGCGATGGAGTCACGATTGATACTGTTCAGGGTAGGCTTAAAAAGCTTGGTTATGAAGTGCCTGTCATTTATGCGGTAGCAATATCATTTACCGCTAACGACAGAACAAAAACTATCGATAGGTCTGGTGTTATTTACGCTCCACTTCCATCTGAGCTGCCTTTTACCACTTCTGGAACGTGGGTAGGTGATGACGAAGATAAATTCTTTGTTATCCAGGGCTTGACAAAATATATTGCTGACAGCTTGTATAGGCAAAACTACGCAAGTCTAGCCGAGGCAGTTTCTGGAAGCTACATAGAAGGCAGTAATGTATCTACATCGGAGTATTCGCCAGGATCTATATTTGGTGGGGCAACTTATGACGTGGTTTTGACTTCCAGTGTTACTCCAAACGGAATAAATATTATCCAGAGCACTGGCGACCCAACATTATCACTGGTTTTGCAAGATAACGGCAGTGCAATTATTGCGAGCCAGTGGGGAGTTTTGCCGGGAGAGATTGTCGATATAACAACTTTCAAGGCGATTATTACAGAGAGTAATTCATCTTGGAGAGATGCCCAGTATGTTGGCGGAGAATACGATTTTAATAATCAGAACATAATGGACGGCGGCTTATTGCCCGGTCAGGATGTTGGTGAGCTTAGAGTTGTTGGAATTCCAAATAAAACTATATTTAAAAATATAGCGAATGCTCATTACTCTGGATTTGTGCGCAGTCGCTATATCACCTATAAAAGCTGTGAACAGCCTATTTATATGACCGGCAATATGACTGATATGGATATTCAATATTGTGAGTTTGAAGATTTCTTGAGAGCAATTATTCACAATGACTCTGGTGTTGGCGTTTCTATTGCTAAAGGCATTATTGATAAAAATTATTTCCATGATAGTACAAGAGATGACTTTACCGGCTGCATAATTCTTAATAGAACAGAGACTATTTCAGACGTTCAAGCCAATAATAACTTGATTGTAAATGTTCAAGCCGACTCGACAGGGTCAAATATCTTTGCTGGTATTTTGATCGGTGATGATGATTGGCCAGCAACTAATTACAACCGATTAGAAGCGAATAACAACACGATAATAAATTGCGGTAATGCTGCTGCCACATTCCCGGGGGGAGCCCCATCTTTTGGTATCGTTTTGATAGGTATTGACTGCTATCAAAATGATAATATTGTACAAGACGGAAAATGGCTAGAGCCTTTGTATATGAAGGGTAACGGTAATTCGCAAATTAATAATAAGATGCGCGATAATCAGTATTCCGGTCTAAGCATGAAGGTTATGAATACTACAGAAGATAGCAAGGAGAATGTACAAGATAATAATATCGTTTCTGGTCAGTGTGATAAACGCGCAGGAATCAGAATGTTTGGCTCTGGCAGGTCGATAAATTCTCAGGTAGATATTACTACCACAGCTCAAGTAGATGCGCAGGGCGGCTATGCTTATCAGTGTACCAGATCAACCACAATTGATGGTAAGCTAACCGTAACAGGTCAGTTCAAAGCGCCTAAGGGAATGGATATCACGACATCAGGCGATATTGAGATTGATGTTTTATTAGAGTCTGAAGCTAATGGAATTAAGATCATAAAATCATCTGATGGAAATCTTGAGAATGTTTCGATTTCAGGCAAAGTTGTTAGCGCTGGCAATGCTTTAGAAGTTAACTGGTGTGAAGAGTTAATTCTTCGAGATATAAATATTCGCTGTGATAGATACGATGGAAATCATATTTTTGCGCTCGTTCGTAATAGTGTGATTATGGATAATGTTTTTCATTGGGTTACTGATGTGGCAAGCGATGGAAATCCTTTAATGTATCCTACAGGCATTTATTGCCAGGATGGAGGTGATTTAACCAGTAGCTCTGTTGCTATTTCCAATTATCAATTTGTTACAGATAGAGATTTAACTCAAGTATTTCAATTTTTTGCGGCATCTGGCTTGGTATCCCCTAATGAGGGTAAATGGTCAATCTCTGATTCTGAAATAGATCTTAGCGGCAATTCATGTACGCGCATGATAAGAACGCTAACCAATATGAAAAAGCTTTCTTTGAATAATGTTCAAGTAGATGGGACCATTACAGCGAGAACGCTTGAGGGTTCAGGCTTTACAGTCGACAAACTTCTTATTAATGAGTGTTTAACAGATTATGTTGCGACTGATGACGTAGCGGGTCACACAAATGCTACTGTTACAGCCAGCCGCATTGGCAACAATAAAACTGCTTAACGGGATTTTTTAATAATAGATATAATTAATTCCAATGCTTTCGCGGCTAGATTTTTAGCCGCATTAGCCTGATTAAGCGATCTATCAATGTCCTGGCGCATAACGTCAAAATGACAAGCGTGATCAACTATTCGCCGGTTTTGATCTGCTTGCTCAAGTTGAGTCTTGTTTAATTTATCGTTTGCTTCGCCTAGCCTTACCCAAACTTTATCAATTTTGCTTGATGTCCTTTTGTGCATAGCCACCATTGTTAAAAAACAAAATATCGACAGCAGAGCAAAGCGAGGATCTTCACCAAAGATAAATTTAAGGGCTTGAATTATAATAAGTTCCATATCTCTTCTAACTCTTCGATAGTTTCTGTGATTTCTTCTTTGGTTAAATATTTGCCCCATCGATATATAAAACCATTAATATAATGCAGGCCTGTATACTCGCTAAATACATTTTTAATCTTTTCATTGATGCATTGGCCGGGCTTTAATTTGAAAACGCTATCAATCCTAACAATAGCTTCATTGGTTACACTGTCGCCATAACAAATCAAGCATTTACCGCGCTTTGAATAAACAAATTCACCAGTTTTGATGCTTCCATTGTACAGAAAAAACACAGCATCGCACGGTTCGAAAGGGCAAAACCAATAAGGTTTTGTGTCAGGCTCATTTTTTATCAGCTGGCCAAATATTAATTCAGGCGATTTAAGGCCTTCTTCTTCAGTGAATCTTGCTGAATTGCTGCAGTGATATTTTCTAGGGGTATCTGATAAAGTGAAGAGGTTAAAGCCTGATTGCGTTTTATTCGCAATTATTGACCAGCCCAATTCCTGATGATAAACAACTCTGTTCATGCTACGCCCCTGCGCAGAGTGTAGCACGTTGATTTTATTAAATTAAGCCCGTATCGCGCACAGTGGGCTAACCTGCATGAAAGCCAAAAGAATCGAAAGCTCGCGCTAATACATTTCACATTAAACGTCTGCTCGTAAGGACGGCAAAGGAACACTATTGCAGTAGTGGTTTAATGATCACCGCATGTATCAGACAGTTTATAAATTCATGTATTTATCAATTATCTTGATTGCCTCTTCAGCACCGATAGCATATTCCGCCTTATAGCCTTCCTCTCTGGCTGCGTGTATATGCTCCCACTGGGTGTCTGAAACATCTTTTTCAGTTTTCTTGATATCTTTCATTTCAATAAAAAGGCCATGAAAGCTACCACGCGCCACCATTAAAAATATATCACTTACACCAGGCTTTAAGCCTTCGCGCTTTAGCTTTTTAGACTGAGCAATTCTTTTGGTTTTATTCCCGGCATAATGCGCGCCATTTGGTATGGAAAACATTTTTTCATAGTATTTTGGATAGGCTAAATACCACCATTCAAAAACTGCGCATTGTTGCTGATGTTCGCTCATATATTCAATAACGGCCTTACATTTTTAGTTGCCATTCTCATAGTATTAGTCCAACCAATCAAGCCATCTTGTTTTTGCATGTTTTTCATCCAACGATAGCGGTTTTGTTTACCTGCATCGAATAGCAGATAATTTGTTTCTACCGGTTCTTTACGGCGAAAATCGATAATAATGCAGGATAATTGTAGGCCTGACCTAATCGGAATATCTGCACGATCACCGGCAGCAAGTCGTTTTAGTGCCTGCACTTTTTGGCTAGCTTTACCCATGCGAGAAAACTGCTGTTTTGTCATGTGTTTTCTTGCACTACGATAATGCATTTTTTATAAAACTCCGCGTAGTTCGGTTAAGAACGTGTTATGCGGCACAAATTCCGTACTTATTATCATGGCCGCGCCACTCTTCAAGCACGTCGCAAACATCAGCATTCCTACCAATCGAAAAAGAAGTGCCATTAAAATTAAAGCAGATATAAGCCACATCAAATTTTTCTGCCTTTAGCTTAGCTTCTTCCACTGCTTGCTCAATAGTAGTGCCAGCTAAAAATTCTACGTTAATTGTCATATTACTTTTCATGCTTCCTCCGCATAACAAATAAATGTTTCGGACTGCTTTCAGCAGCCGCAAATTAAGGGGTTATACTTCATAAATATTCGTAATTGTGGGGGGTCATTATTGTCCACTGTTTACCATTTTTATCCTCAAATCTTGTCCATTTTTTACCACCAGACAAAAAATCAGATTTAATACATATAATTTTCACATCTTTAAACACCCTTACACTTTCACCATTATCATTGATCATGTGTATATTTACATGCTCCCATCTTTCAGGGTTTCCGCAACCAGTTACACATAACAACGCAATCAAAATGGACAAAGCAAGAGTGCTTTTTTTTAAGTTTTTCATAATCTTTAATTCCTGTTTAGTTAATTAGTTTTTGCTTTGCCTTTTATCGCAAGGTTATACGCACTGATTCCTGTGCCTTTCTCTTTCTTCTTTACAGTTAGAGTGCTGGTAATCATTGTGCGCGTAATGCTTACTCCCATGCCAGCCACATTTATCACAAATATTTTGCAGGCTAAAGTCCATACCCTCCCCACTTCTAATTAAGCTAAAATCGTCTTGTATTTGTATTGTGCTATCCATTATTTTCACCTTTATTTAATTACGCATAACAACCACTAGCAACGGACTTCGCTAGCTCGCCGCTGTAGTCTTAGGTTAGGCGGTTAGAGCTTCCCATTCCACAAATCTATATTCATCTTATTCATATCATGCAACTCTCTCTTAAAGTCACCGAAACACAAATAAAAAAAAGGCAGCATAATTAAATATTGCGCTGGAATAGCCCATGAGCAAATAATAACCCTACACAGTAATACTCTAAACATCTCTAATATTTGTATATTTTTAAACATTCTCTATACCTCCAATAGTTACCGCCTAACAACAAGTTCAAGCGGATTAAAACTGTTCGCTGCGCGGTTTTAACGCGCTTAACTCAAAGGTTATATTTACTCCCACACGCCATGTCCTTGGTATTTTCCTTCTAAGAAATAGTGGTCGCACTCAAAAGAATAATACCCAACCCCATTACCAAGTCTGAGCAACTGATCAAATTCAATTTTGCCGTCGTACTCAACCTTGGCGGGGCATTTACCGAAACTCGCTTCTACATCAACTTCGTTGAACTTAATCCCCATATCTTCAAAGTTTTTCTTTAGTATTTCGTAGTCGCTCATAGAAATCTCCATAAATATAACAATTATAAGCAGCAGCACTACGCTGCGCTCCGTTGGACAGCGCTACGCGCTGCCTCTGTTAAAGTGGTTATGTGTATGGCTTATGGGGCTATAGCGTCTATAGCCTCAAGATTATAAATGTGGTACTCGTCACCCCATTTCTGCATCGCTGCTTGATAATTTATTCCATTACTGTCTTTTTTAAGATTAAACCAAACATACGCCCCGCCATATCCATTAACTCCAAGTTTTCCCCACTGATACCCTTGATAGCCCGTAATCTTATAGCCTGATTCTGCAAACACTCGTTGTGCATTTTCTTTTACATCTTCTTTATTGCTGTAACTGCATCCACATAACAATGCAGTCAAAAGGACAGGCACTAACAGTATTTTTTTTGTGGTAATTTTCATTGGTTTTGCCTCTGTTATTTTTAATTAGTGCAGGCCTAGTGCCTGCATTTTACTGCTGGGGTTATTTTATAAAATTTAACAAAGGCGTTGGTTTTCGCCTCTGTTGCTTAGGGTTATGCGCCAAGCTCAGCTAAACAACCAAGCAGAACAATCCTAAATAAATCTGGCTTGTCGCGGTGCCAGTTAGTGAGCGTATTTAAACTAACTCCGGTTATCTGGCTGACATGCGTAAGGCTTTTAAGCCCTACGCTTTTTGCTTGCTGTGATGGTGTCATTATTTCACCTCCAACACTTCATAATCCAGATTTAAGCTCAAGGCAAACAATCTAAAATCTTCCATGCTTTTTACTTCTTTTGTATTTACAAAT